GTTCTCGAAAATTTGACGCCCGCGTTAGCACATTTGTATCGGATGTTAGGCGTAAAGGACTTTGAGTACATCACATCAAAGATTGATGTGGAGAATGATCTGAGAGGCATGTACTTAGGGTCGGCAGCAGGGCCGAACAAAGGCCAGACGCGTGAGGTCAGAACTTCGACCTCAAAAGTTCATATTTCCCCCAATGGAAAAAAATTTGAGATGCATAGTTTTGACCTAGATGTGTTTCTGAGATTAATACGGGATGGGAGGGACATACCTGTGTATTGGACTATAACTCCCAAAGATGAGATGTTCTTTACTTTTGATAAGCAGTATTCGGACGAGAAGTGGCAGAAATTTCAGGACAAGTGTCGAGTTTTTGTTATACCGTCGTCGAATTTTGTTGTGTTAGAGCGTCTCGTTTCGAAAATTCGTATGTTGAAGGAGCGCGGCCCATGTATTCGTATAGGGCATCGTTGGTCACGAGGAGGTATGGACTCTATAGCTAAGTGTCTGGGAATCTCGCTCGCAAATTGTTTTAAAAATCTCTTATGTGATGGGGACATAGACAAATTTGATATGCGTGTCAAGGCTTTTTTTGTGAACTTGTATTACAGCACTACTTTGGCATATGAGATTCCAGGGTCAGAGGATTACGAGATAAAGAAGAAGATTCTTAAGCAGATTATTAAGGCCATTATCGCTCGGATCACTCAGTTGTTTGGTGAATTATGGTGCATTCAGAGAGGGGGGGTCCCATCCGGATGTTATAATACCAGTCACATGGATTCGTGGGTGATGGCATTGTATTTCTGCTTGTTTTGTGTTTGGCAGATCTTTAATGCTCCGAAGGAGCATCAAGCCCAGCTTGAAGAAGAATTTATTAAGATAGTAAAGCTGATAGTTTATGGTGATGACCACGTCTATAATAAAGGTGAGGGTTTGGGAGCTACTTACTTCTCTACGACATTATTCGCAAAGTTTCTTGATGAAATGTTCGAAGTAGAGTTACGAGACCATCGCGATGGGGTATCATTTTGTTCCAGAGAGTTTGAGGGATGGCTTGTGGGCCTACCCGGAATGGTATTCTTGAAGCATTACGCTGTCGTAAACAAGAATAAGGGAGAAGGGCAATCTAATTTTGTACCTTTTAGAGAAACCAGAGATTATATATGCCGAGCAGCATGGGGTCGTGAACCCAAGGACCGTGACATAATGGATGTGATGCTATCGATTTTGGGACATGTTTATGGTACCCATGGATCAAATTATGACGCATACAAGAGCCTTATGTTTTTCTATAGAGAGCTCCTGCGTTTTATTCCACCCTCCCTAACTCATGCTCAAGCCGCAGATGAGATGATACAGCGAGTGGATCGAACGGATATAAGAAAGATGCGTCAGCACGGTATCACTACTGATGACCTAAGGACAGGATTTCCGACCTGGGAGAATTTACAGAGTCGCAATGTGTACGATGAATCATATCAAGATATTAATGTCCAATTAAATGACTTAGACGACGAGATTGAGCATGATCTCGGATGGTAGACAGTTATCTCTAAAGCCTGTGATAGGAGCTAGGCGAAAATCCGGTGTCATCCGGTAATATAAATTGATTAATAAGAAAGTAAATCATTACTTCTTCCCTTT